AGTGGCGTCGCTCAATTCGTGGACCCTGGACATGGCGCGCGACCGCGCGGACGCCACGTGTTTCGGCGACACGAACAAGGTGTACGTGCAGGGCTTGCCGGACATCAAAGGCGACATCGGCGGGATCTGGGATGAGGCGGCGAGTCAAGTCTTGTTTGGGGTGGCCCTGGGCGACGTCGCCGCGTTGCTGAAGCTCATCCCCTCGACGCTCGCGCCGACGTACCTGTTTACGGGGCTCGCCTATCTCGACGCCGGACTCGAAGTCGCGCACGATGGCGCGATCACGGTCAAGGGGTCATTCGTCGCCGCGGGGCCCTGGACGATGGAACCGGCGCTGCCCTGAGTCATGTACCGCGGGATCCGGGGGCGCGTGGCCGCGCTCAAATGGTCGTATTACAACGCGGCCGCGGTCGAAGGCTACGCGGTCACGCGCGACGCGCGGACGGGCTGGACCGCGACCGGCGCGCTCGTCCCCGGGGCCGTCGACCGGTTCAAGCTCGCGCAACGGCCGCTTTTTTTCGTTGCCCCGTTCAAAGGGGGCGCCTGGCGGTGGGAAATCGAATCCTTGGTGCTCGAGGGGGGCCGATTTACGGCCCGCCTGGGGCCCATGACGACTGAGGGGTCCAATGGGCTCGCGCGTCCGACGTCCGGAAATTGACACGATCCCGATTTCGAGGGGCGACTCGATCACGGTCAAAAAGTTTTTGACCGCGGGGGAGTTCCGCGAGCTCGTCCGCGCGGCGACAAAACCGGTTCGACTCGACGCCGCGACCGCCGCGAGCGGGAAGGATCTGGCGTTTGAAATCGACCCGACTGAAAGCGGCGTCGCGACCGTGATGGCGTATCTCCTCGATTGGACGTTTACGGATTTTGACGGGCGCCCCGTGGTGATTCGCGATCAACCGCCGGCCGTCGTGCGGGCCGCGCTCGACGCGATCGACGCCGAATCCTACATGGAAGTCCAGCGGGCGATTCAAGAGCACGATCAATCGATGCGCGCGTTTGTCGCCTCAGAAAAAAAAATGATGTCTGGCGCGACCACGCCCGCGCCGATTTTGCAATCTGTCGGCTGATGGGCTGGACGCTCGACGACGTCTGGGATCTGCCCATGCACTACTACGAGTTCCTGATCGAAGAGCTCAACGCGGAAGCGGAGAAACAGAGACGCTAACCGATGCCGCTGACCGCGAATTTCATCGCCGATTTCTCGTCGTTTATCAACGCGGCGAAGTCCGCGACCGCGTCGACCGACGAGCTGGTCGCCGCGGCGGGCAAAGTCGGCGCGACGCTGGATCAAGCGGTCGCCCAAGCGGCGACGAGCCTCCGGACGGTCGGGGCGGGGATCGCGGAATTCGGTAAACAGGCCTGGTCCGTCCTCAATTCGCAGCAACTTAGAAACTTCGCGGGCGACGTCACGACGTTTGTCAGCGGCTACGTCAGCGAATTCAGTAAAGCCGAACAGTCGAACGTGCGACTGAAACAGTCGCTCATTGACGCCGGGCTCGCGACCCCCGCCGTGATCCAGGCGTACGAGGACATGGCGACGAGTCTGTCCAAAGTGTCGACATTTTCCGACAGTGCGATCAAGGACGCGATCGCCCTGTTTACGACGGTCGGGAAAGTCGGCCCCGAAGCGATGAAAAGCACGCTCGAAGCCACGATGAACCTGGCCGCCTTCTGGCAAACCGATTTGGTGAACGCGTCCAATATCTTGATCAAAGCGGCCGCGAGCGACGGCGAAGCCCTGGGGCGATTGAAAACCATCCTGGGCGATTCGTACGTCCCGGGGATGAACTTCGCCCAAATGATGGACGCCATCAATACGAAATTCGCGGGGCAATACACGGCGCAATTGAACACGGCCGCGGGGCATTTGCAAAACATCAAAAATCAGATGTCCAGCATCGACGAGGTGATCGGGAAACAGCTCAACAAGAGTCTCGAAACGCTGTTTGGGCTGTTTCAACAAATGCCTGAATGGGCGCAGTCGGTGGCCCTGGGGACCTACAGCATCGGGAAAGCGATCGAGCCCGTGCTGATTTCGCTCGCGTCGCTTGTCACGATCCTGGGCGCGACGGGCCTGGGGGGCGCGCTCTCGGGCGCGGGGAGCGCGATCGCGTCCTTCGGCGCCGTGGTGCTCGAGGGACTCGGCGCGTCCCTCAGCTTTATCGGGGGCGCACTCCTGGGCGCAGGCGAAGCGATCGCCGCATTTGTGGCCGGCCTGATCGGCTGGCCGGCCGTCATCATCGCGGCGATTGCCGCGCTCGCCGCGGGGATCTATTTCTATTGGGATGAGATTGTCGCGTTCCTGAAAAAAGCCACCGAAAAGATTACCGCGTTTCTCACCGTGGACTTGCCGGCCGCGTTCAAGTCCGTGATCAATACGGTCGCCAACTGGTACTACCAGATGAAATTCTGGCTACAGGACCAGCTCGGGGGTCTGATCGACGAGATTTCAAAGGACCCGGAGAAAATCGTCGACGCGTTCAAATGGATGTTCAACTCGGTTGTCGGATTCTCGTATGTGCCCGACATGGTCGACGGGATCGCCGCGGAGTTCGCGCGACTCGATCGCGTGATGATCGACCCGGCGCTGGCCGCGGTCGACCAGGTCAACGCCGCCTTTGCGGACGGGATGGGCCCGACGTTGAGCTCGAGCGCGGCCGGCGCCGGCTGGAGCGCCGGCGGCGGGGGCGGGGCCGTCACCGTCACCGTGAATATGTCGGGGATGTTCAGTACCGACGATCCGCAAACGCGCTCGATGGTGAGCGACCTAGTCTCCAGTGCCGTTATGCAGGGCATGCGCGGCGGGCGACTCCTCGGGACGGCGTGACCCGTGGCGGATCCTTCGGCGGTCAGCGTCTTTATCGCGGGGCAAGACCTGACGAAATTCGCCCGCGTCGGCCGCGTGCGGATCGATGATGTTTTGAACGACGCGCCGAATACGGCCGCGCTCACGATCATCCTGGCGCCCCGCTTCGGGCCGTTTCAAACGGGCCCCTTTGCCGCGCACGCCTTCGATCATGGCGGATTCAATACCCAGGACAACCCGAAGCCCCAAATTTTTCCCCCGCCCGTCACCGTGGGCGCCCTGATTGGGATCTATATCAACGCGGGCAACGATCAGATTTTCGGCGGGGAGATTCTCACGCGCGAGCAATACGCGGAGTTCGACCAACCGAAACACGTTCGCCTTGACTTGACCTGTATCGACCATACGCGGCGACTGAATCGGCGCGTCGTCGTGAAAGAGTACGGGGCCGCGAGCGCGACGGCGATTGTCCTCGACGTGATCGCCAATTTCGCGCCCTCGATTGCGACGAGCGGCGTCGAGGCGGGACTCCCCACGATCGACGGCGGGATTACGTTTACCTTTGAAGAAGTTTCCCGATCGCTTTCACGGATCGCGGAAAAAATCGGCGCGTACTGGTACGTCGATTACGCCGCGGTTCTCCACTTTTTCACCGGGACGGAAACGGGCCCGACCCCGGATCCGATCGTCCCTGGGGGCCGTTTCGCGGATCTGAAAATTACCGCGGATCTGTCGCAAGTCCGGACGCGGGTGATCGTCGAGGGTGACGGCGGGACCGCAACGGTCACGCTTCCTGCAGGCGATAGCATCACCCCGATTAGTCAAACGACCCCGTTTAACCCCGCGGGCGGCATGGCGAAAATCGGCCCGTCGCGCGTGACCTATGCCGGGATCCAGGCAGGAACCGCGAAAGCCAATACGACCGGGACCGCAACGGGCGGATCGTCTGGGGGCCCCCCGCCGGCGCCCCCATCGGCCCCAACCGCAACGCTCGCGAGCGCGACGACCGCTGGCGGGTTGTCGGGCGGGCCGTACTCGTACGCGGTCACGTTCGAACTGTCGGACGGGTCGCGCTCTGATCTTGGGGCGCCCTCGGGCCCCGTGACGATCGGGGCCGTGAGCAATCCGCCCCCGACGACGGCCGCGCTATTCAATCCCCCGACAAAGGGCCCGATCGTCGTCGGGGTCACGTCGACGTACGCGACGTCGTACGTTGACGCGAGCGGAAAAGAAACGGCCGCGACGCTCGGCGGGACACCACTAACGGGGGGCGGGCGCCCCATCGATACGCCGTCCGGGTTCAGTGCGTCGTTCATCAATACCAACGGCACAATGGCGCCCGGTTACTACGATTACGCGATTACGTTTTTGACGCCCGCGGGCGAAACGCTCCCGAGCTTTCAGCGGAACGTCTTCATGTCCATTCAGGGAGCGGCCCGAATTACGTTGCCGTGGGCGAATGCGGCCGCGGTCGTCGACGGGCGGATCGTTGGACGCCGCGTCTATCGGTCAACGGTCAACCCGACGACGCCCGCGACCGTACTCCCCTGGCGCCATGTCGTCGACGTCCCCGGAAACACACCGAGTCAACAATTCGACGACACGATGGCGGACGCGTATCTTTCAACCAAAAACTACCCCGCGTTTTCGACGGCGACCGACGTTGGGGAAGCGGCTGCAGTCACGTTGCCGGTTTCCGCGGACCCGCGGATCGTTCGACGTCGGTTGTACCGGAAAGACGGCCCGGGGGAGTACCGGCTCGTCGCGCAAATCCCCGACAATACGGCGACGACGTTCAACGATGTCGTCGTCGGGCCCGGGGGCGATTTGGCCCCGACCGCGAATCAGATCACCACGGGCGCGGTCAATCTGTCGGCTATCGCGCTCGGGCCCGCGGGGACGGCGCGTCGTCGCGTCTTTCGCACGATCGCGGGCGGGTCGCAGTACCGCGAGCTCGTCACGCTCAACAACAATACGGCGACGACGTACCTCGATACCGACGCGGATTCGACGCTCGGCGGATCCCCGCTTCCCGCGCAAGGGACGCCAGCGGTCGCGGGCACGATCCCCCCGACGCTGACCGGCGCGACGACCATGCAAGTCGACGACTTGACCGGGTTTCCGTCGTCGGGTTGGGCGCTCGTCGAATCGGTGTTGATTCGCTATACGGGGACCAGCGCGGCGGGCGGATTCTTTCTCACGGGGATCCCCGCGTCGGGCCCGGGCGCGGTCACGGCCGATATTGCCGCGGGAACGGTCGTCACCCTCAGCCCCGCGCTGATCGGTGTCTCTCCCGTCGTCCCCGTGACCCTGGGGGACGCGATCCAGTTAATCGTCCAGGTCGACGACGCGGCCGCGCAAGCGGCGATCGCCGCGATCGAAGGGGGCGACGGGATCATCGAGTTCTATATCCAGGATCGACGGTTGAGCGAAGCGGGCGCCCGGGTACGTGGGTTGGCCGAACTCGAATTATTTAAGACGGTCGAAACGCAATTGTCCTATACGACGCATGACGTCAATACGCGGAGCGGGCGGACGGTGCACGTCGATTTACCCGCCCCTACGAATCTAACGGGCGACTTTTTGATCCAACGCGTGACGATCGACGAGGTCTCGACCGCGGCCAATTGGAACCCCCGCCGCAAGGTCGACGCGTCGACGACGCGATTTAGTTTCGAGG